TAGTAACTGGCAACGTAGTAACATATGACGAAACAAAAGTAGATGACAATATCGATGATGCAATTCAGCTGGTAACTGCAAATGAAAGTGATGTTACTGGTTTAGTTATCGCGCCAGCTACAGGACAAGCATTATCTAAAATTACTGTGAATGGAGTAAGACAGTATCCTGAGTTTAGATTCGGACAGGCCCCAGATCACTTCTTTGAAATGACTCTTGACAAAAATAAGACAGTATCAACAAAGAATGAAACAGGTGATGAAGACATGGCGATTACAGGAGATTTTGAAAACTTCTTTAAATGGGGATATACAGAAAACATTCCATTAGAAGTTATTGAGTATGGTGATCCAGACCAAACTGGTAGAGACTTAAAAGCATACAACGAAGTCTGCTTAAGAGCCGAAGCATATATTGGATGGGGAATCCTTGACGCATCAGCATTTGCGAGAGTTGTTAAGGAGTAATCTTATGGAATACAAGAACAAGAAGACAGGAGCCATCATCAGCGCAGCGTCAAAGCTAGCTGGTGACTGGATTCCTTTTAAAAAAGAAAATACTAAAAAAGCTAAAAAAGAACAGCTGAACGAAGAAGATATTGAAGAAGCTAAAGAAGAAGAACCAAAGAAAAAGTAGGTGATGAACAATGTCAGCATTTGCAACAATCGAAGATCTAAACACATTGTGGCGCCCGCTCAAGCTAGATGAAGAAGAAAGAGCAAGTGCATTGCTAGATATTGTATCTGATTCATTGCGTTATGAGGCTGAAAAGGTTCATGAAGACCTTGACTTAAAAAAAGAAAAAAGCAAGGCTTTTGAAAATGTATTGAAGTCTGTCACTGTAGACGTAGTATCAAGAGCATTAATGACATCAACTGATCAGGAGCCAATGACACAATTTTCGGAGAGTGGAATGGGATATTCATTTTCAGGAAGTTATCTAGTTCCAGGTGGAGGGCTTTTCATAAAGAAGAGTGAACTTAGTCGATTGGGGCTAAGAAAGCAGAAGTATGGAGTTATTGATTTTTATGGCACAGAAGATTAAAGGCATTACAGTAATTCTTCTTGAAAAGGAAGAAATCGGAAAAGATGCATTCAACAGAATGCAGTATGAAGAAGCAGAAGAAAAGGTTGAAAATGTTCTTGTTGCACCTGCGTCAAGTGATGATGTTATCAGTCAATTAAATCTGACAGGGAAAAAGGCTGTGTACTCGTTAGGGATCCCCAAAGGCGATACACATAATTGGGTAGACAGAAGAGTCAAGTTTTTTGGCAAAACTTGGAAGACAATAGGAATCCCTCAGGAGGGAATAGAAGAACTTATTCCGCTTGACTGGAATAAAAAGATTGAGGTTGAGAGATATGAGTAAGTTTGATTTTGTTCTTAATAGTGCAGGGGTGAGACAGCTTCTTAAGAGTGCTGAAGTGAAAGGCGCCGTTGGAAATATCGCTAGAGAGGTATCATCCTCAGCTGGTGACGGATTCAGAGCTGAAGTTCGCAGTGGTGAAAAAAGAGCATATGCAAATGTGAAGCCTGTCACTGAACATGCACAGCGTGAAGTATACAACCACAATGTGCTTGTAAAGGCACTTGGGAGCGTGAAGAAATGATAATCACAGAAGAAGTAATCCAATACCTGTCTGACAGGATAGACGTGGGTGTTTATGCTGAAAAGCCACAAACAGACGAAACGAGATATATCGTTGTTGAAAAGACAGGTGGAAGCAGACAAAACATGCTGCAGCATGACACTGTAGCAATTCAGTCATATGCTCAGTCAATGCTTGAAGCTAACAGACTCAATGAAGAAGTAAAAGAAGCAATGGACGAAATGAATCATATGAAAAAGATATCTGCTTCAAGATATCAGACAGATTACAACTTTACTGATATCAGTACAAAGGAGTACAGATATCAGTGCATTTATGAAATAACACATGTAGTTAGTTAGGAGGAAAAAATGAACGATACAAGAAATATTGCGACAGGCAAGCCAAAAATCGGCGGTGCTGTTTATAGCGCGCCAAGAGGAACGGCATTGCCAACAAACGCAACTGATGCATTAAGCGAAGCTTATGTTTGTTTAGGCTACGTTTCCGATGATGGAGTGACAAACTCCACTAAAAGAGAAAGTGACAGTATCAGAGCCTGGGGCGGAGATACAGTTGCATCCCCTCAAAAGGAATTTACAGATACATTTAAGCTTATATTTATCGAGTCATTGAACTCTGACGTCTTAAAAGTGGTTTATGGAAAATCGAACGTATCAGGAAAATTAGAAACAGGAATTGAAGTCAAAGTAAATTCAAAAGAGCTTGATAACAGTGTATATGTCATTGACACGTTAATGGGGAACGCAGTGAAGCGTTTTGTAATTGCTGATGCGAAAGTTACTGAAGTTGGCGATGTAACATACAAGGATAATGAGCTTGTAGCGTATGAAACAACACTTACAGCATACCCATCAGCAGCGTTAAATGGTGATACGCATAGAGAATATATTGCGAGCGAGGAATAAAACATGGCTGAAATTGTAAAAGGAAAGACAAGCACAGGTTTTGAATATGAAATCGACAAAGAAATTGTCGATGACTGGAATTTTATTGAAAGACTCGCAAGAGTTGAACAAGGTCAAAGCGTAAGCGAGATGATTAACGTTATCGTGACACTTATTGGAAAAGATGGCTATGAGAGACTAAAGAAACATTGCCAGACTGACACTGGAAGAATTCCAATTAAACGATTGATGAACGAATATTATGAAATTATGGGGGATAACGATTTCACAAAAAACTAATATTCCTCGCAAACTGTGTAAACGATTATGAAGATGATGTGATATGTGATCTAGCAGAAACGTATCACATCTTTTCATATAAGAACCACAAGCCTAGCTTTATTGCAACACTTTTATGTGGGCTAAAGGATGATGCAAGAATAGCAATGAGAATGGCAGGAGTAACCGCTGACAACAAGACTCTACTTTTGGCAATGATTGCAGATTTAATAAGAACATTTGGTGGAAGCTTTGATGAAGAAAACGGCACATCAATATATGATTCGTTCTTTAGAACACAGAAAAGCAAAAAGACTACTACAGGGTTCGACACAGTAGAGGAATATGAGAAAAGAAGAAATGAAATTATTTCAAAATCTAAGGAGAGGAGGTAAAGCATGGCTATTGAATTAGGCAAAGGGTATGTTCAGATTGTACCCTCAGCCAAAGGAATAAAAGGACTGATTACTAAAGAAATGAGTCCTGAAGCAAAGTCAGCAGGTGAAGCATCCGGTGCTGGTATTGGCATGTCGCTTGTCAGCAAGCTGACCGGTGTTGTTGCTGTGGCCGGGCTTGGAAAAGTCATTGGTGACTCGATTACACAGGGTGGAAAGCTTCAGCAGTCGCTTGGCGGTGTAGAAACGCTTTTCAAGAAGAATGCGGATATCGTAAAGAAGAACGCAGAAGTTGCTTTCAAGACTGCCGGTGTCAGTGCGAATACTTACATGGAGAACGTTACATCATTTAGTGCTTCAATGATCTCTTCTCTTGGCGGAGATACCAAAAAAGCGGCAAATTATGCAAATACTGCAATGATTGACATGTCAGATAACGCCAATAAGATGGGGACGAATATTGAAGATATTCAAAATGCTTATCAGGGCTTTGCAAAAAGCAACTTTTCCATGTTGGACAACTTAAAGCTCGGCTATGGAGGGACACGCAGTGAAATGCAAAGATTGCTTAATGATGCAAGCAAAATTTCAGGTCAGAAATATGATATCAGTTCATTTGCGGACATAACAAAAGCAATACATGTTATTCAGGATCAGATGAACATTACTGGAACAACATCAAGAGAAGCAGCAACCACTTTTGAGGGCTCACTTGGTTCAATGAAAGCAGCGGCTTCTGATTTTATGGGAAATCTTGCATTAGGAAAGAATATAGGTCCTTCCCTACAAAATCTAGTTGATACAACAGGAACTTTCCTTTTTGGAAATCTTATGCCAATGGTCGGCAATGTCTTGAGCGGAATAGGAACGGCACTAGTGTCATATGCTCCGTCGATGATGGCACAGGGCATGACGCTGCTTGCCAATCTCTCACAGGGATTCCAGACTGGCATACCTCAGCTTGTAGCGAAGATTCCACAAATATTCGGACAGCTTATGTCATCACTGTCTGCAAATATGCCAACTATCATCTCGAAGGGATTTGAAATCATAACAAATCTTGCATTAGGCATAATGAACGCTATTCCAGTTCTTATAGGTTCAATACCGAAAATGATTAACAGTTTTGCGCAGTTCCTTGTAACAAGCTATCCAGTATTCATATCAAAGGGATTTGAAATGATACTTAAGCTCGCTGACGGAATAGCAAAAGCTATCCCAAAAATCATCGTAGCAGTAGCAAAAATCATACCACAGGTATTAGTTACACTGGCTACATTGCCTTTTAAATTATTCAGTGTGGCAGCGAAAGCAGTTGCAAAGATGGCAAGCGGATTTAAACCAGCAACTGTTGTAGGAGCAATCGGAAAGCTTATTGTTCAGATTGGAACAAATATTGGGAAACTTCCTGGCAAGGTTTGGAATTTTGTTAA